ATACTCTTTAGTTTTAATTTCGGACAGGTCCGCATCCCACATTTTCACGACCCCAGCCGCTGTTACAACCCTGTTGTCTTGGATCACGGCTATAGAGGTTACATTTCCGCCATGCTGTAATGTAGCAATTTTATTAGCCATTGTCCACACCTCCACATTTGACCCAGCCCCTGATAAAATAAGACCGTCTGAGCGTATAGCAATGCATGTTACACGATCACTATGACCGATGACACTGGGTTCATCAGACTCCGGATCCCACACGTACACAGATTCATATGATCCCGCTAAAACATTACCGTTCGGGTGTACAGCTACACAGGTTACGGGGTCGGTGTGCTCTAAGGTTCTAGATTCTTGTGTTTCAGGGTTCCATAGTATCACCTGGGTACCCGCTGCTATTACAAGGCTACCGTAGTGGTTCACGCGTATTGCTTTCACACTGTCACTAAGAGTAAAAGTGTCGGTACATATGAAAGACATTTATATATTTTTGTAAGATAGTTTATACTCGAAAACAACATGTATTTATTTGGAGTATTTGTGCAATAATGTTGATCATACTTCAGGAACAGGATATTATGTTCGCCAAGATCGCACAGGGAGCTCGTGTAGATGGAGCTACTCTTCCTTCTGGATTGAAAGTTCCTGTGACCCCTGGATATAAGTGGATTATTTCTGGAGAAGCTGTACGGTGTATAGAAGAAGCCAACGATCAAACAAATGTACAAGCCGAATTTCCCGAGTAATTTCCCGAGTGCAGGTGTGTGGGAGATTACATACTTTGATGAATACGCAGAAGGTCATCCGCTATGTACACACAGGGTCCTTGTCACAGAATACACCGGGCAGTTCAGACTGATGAGACAAAAGACCAAGGACGCGTGGGACCACATGATGGGGGACAAGTGTTTAATGCTTTCAAAGTGGAAAGAGGGCAGTGCGCCCTTCTATTCTGGTCAGTGGAGAATGTATACTAGGATGTCTATTATTCATCTGGTTAGTGCACGGTGTACTGAAGACACGTAGTATTCATAAAAAATGTATCGCCTCGTCAATTTACGTTTCAGCCGGTTTCCTAACACACTTTTTCGCCGTGGGGATTTGGTAGCTGTTCAGGATATACACAAAGGTGAATGTATACGAATTCCAAAACCAGAAAAGTATATTCGATCGAAAGATGAGAGGAGAAAATTAAATAGACTAGCCACCATGACGCATAGACTTGTTATAGAGAAATAAGTATTTATAACTGTAGAGTTTCCATAATGTCTGTTTTTAAGACCACACCCGACTTGGAGAAACGAGTGTCTATACTGGAGAAACAGGTGAAAGAGATTTTACAGAGTATTGGTAAATCACCGCCCCCACCAAAAGAAACAAAAGAAGAAGACGATTTTTGTTCTATTTGTTGACCCCCCTACACACGTCCATTGTACCCGGTAGTAGATCATATAAAACGAGAATACCAGCGTACCGGATGTCAAAGAAGAGGAGTATGGCAATGATGGTCCACAGCCCCCCATGAAAAGGTCGAAAATCGTGCCACCATGCATTTCCGCCAAAGAACCCTGTCTTTTTATTATTATAGTGGTTCATTAAAAATCCAAAAGCCATTAATGTTGCGAGGATACCAAATATCGAAACAGGTCCTACTTTAGGATTAAAGCCCAACAAAAAAATAGTGGCAGCTGCAATCCGGGCTGGTACGCATCCGAAGTAAAATAGCTTTGTCCTGTCCATTTAGCACCGTATAGCTTTATAAATATACAGCCCATTTAAATCCAACCACGTGTCTGTTTGTTTTTTATCTCGTGATTTCTCAACAGCTTCTTTGAACGTATCCCCATGGTCATCAAGCCAGTGTAAAAAGAGCGGGTGTTTTCCAGAATGACCTCGTTCGTTGTTGCAGTCTGAACAGACCCATATTTTCACTAGTCCCCCGTAACATCTCGGGACTACGTGTTCCTTTGTCATGCGTCCGTACTCACCACAGTACTCACAGTGCCCATAGTGCCGCATTGTTATCGTTTCATACGGTGTATATAAGGAAACGAACTTATGTAAACCATGCACCAGAGGTTTGTCCCCCTCGTTGGAGGCATTATCCAACTGTCAGATGAGTGGTTTACACAGAGAAAGGGCAGGCTGACAGGTTCAAAGTTGTCTAACTTTTGTTTTATTAAGGACGAGGATGAGTATCACGAGTATTTTGGCATTGTGTTCCAAGGGAAACCAAGACCTCCTTTTAGCGAAAAATCTCTCGGATACATGAAGTACGGTAGGGAACACGAAGACGTGGCTGTGTGTTGCTTTCTAGACGACGCGCCTGCCCAGCTCGGTGACATTTACTTTGCAGAGAGTCCTTTTTACAAGCACGCAGATCCCTCTGTGGGTGCGTCCCCAGACGGCACTTATGCAATTTATAAGGATGGGAAGATTGTAGAAGAGGGTGTGATTGAGATCAAGTGCCCTGCAGCCAACAATAATCGTCCGTATGCAAAGTGGAAGTATTACTATGTTGCGCAAACATTTTGGGAAATGGCTTGTAGTGGTCATGACAAGGTGATTACTATTTCTTGGGGACCACGAAACATGCGTGCTTGGAAGTATGAATGGGACGAAAAGTACTGGAATGTGCTCTGTAATATTGTGAAGGGATTTCGCGACCATGTACCTTACAAGGAGTTTCAGGATTTGCAGGCTGAACTTATCGAAGAGTCTCACCGGATAGTCAAGAAAGCAGTCCCCATACACCCTGGTCAGGGTTGGAAACAAAATGCATTTAGGAACGAGAAGTATCTGAAGATGCTTGCGAGGATGGGTGAGAAGCCAGAGCCACCACCGAAGAAGAAGCCAAAGTACGAACCTAAAAAGCCTAGACCCGAGAAGCCTACGCCCACGACAGAGCCTACATCATTAAAGGAACACGACCAGAGGGATCTTATCTGGGCTGAGGTGACCTTTCACCCGGGAACAGATTGGTATAAGAAAGTGATCTGCACAAAGTTTAAAGAGGACGACAGGGACCGGGTGTTTGTGGTGATGGACTGCGGTGATAAGTATAGGCTTGTGCCAGGATATACTTCTGGTGAAGTGATCCTCGAGCCCGAGGCAAAGGTGATCCTTAGTATAAAATATTTCGAGTGACATATAAATAGAGGTTGACTTTATATAAAATGGGTATCCGGGACGGATGCCGGGACCGTTTTCCAATATGTTTTAATGGGGTTTCGATTTTTCTCGGACCTATCTGGTTCTGTCGCATGTGCAGATGTTGGAGCAAAAAAACAGACAAATTCTTTGATTATACAAAATTTCCTATCACACTCTTATTCATGATTATCTATGTTGGTTGGTGTGCTATAGTCTTAAATACGCCAATTTATGAAACTAATCCCGATGTATCACAGACATTTAATGTGGTAGGAGCCACATTAGCATTTATATTACCACTTATTGCTGCGAGTGCTGTGACTAGGAATAAAGAGGCATTGAATAACTACAATGCATTTTGCGGGGACGTGCTAGCTCTAGGTTGGGAAGCCCTTGCATATGTGAGAGATGAGAAAAATAATAAAATCGATGATGGTGATAAGTTGAAGATTAAAGATTTATTTCAGATATGTTTGGTTTTACCAACTTTGGTTAAGTGGAAATTCCGCCAGGGTTTAGACATTGAAAAGGTGTATATGCGGAAATTCGGAGATGACATGACGGAATTTGGAGTCGATAACTTAGTGTATAAGCCAGTTGAAGGGGAAGGCGAATTCGAGGGAAAATTTATAAATACTAGTGTTGGTGGTTGGTTCAATTATATTTTCTTAAAAGTAGCAAAGAAAGATCAAGGTGATCTAGTCATAGAAAAGGGTATCGACGAGTGTGATCTTATGTTTGCCTTATTAAATAAGATAATTTCAGACTTCAAGACCAACGGAGATACAAGAAAAAACATGCTCCAAAGAACTCTGGAACGTGTGTATAGCTCGTATGGGAACATGGGAAACATAGATGCGTACCAGCTTCCACAGGTTTACAAGGTGTACTTGTACATATCTATGTTTATATTCGTAGGGCTGTTCCCTTTGAACTACGAGACTAAAGGTGGTAAGTTAAAAGCAATGAATGTTACAACAGAAGGAGATTTTGAAGCACTGTACTCTGATGAATATTCTAGTATCGTAGAGCATGAATGGAACATTATATGGCATGGGTTGGTACTAGTTTATTTTTTGTTTGGATTTAATTTTATGACAACACGGGTTGGCAATGCTTTTAATTCGCAAAAAGATTCTCCAGGGTACACCACCGTCGGACAGTCCGAGACCGATGTTAATAACGCGCTCCAATCCTTATACAAAACAAAGGTTGATTTTCAAGGCACTTATGAAAATATGTTAATTACTCGTACAAATTGGAATGGTATTTTTTCAACTGAGCGAACAGAATTAGATATATATAAGGACAAAAGATTAGGTAAGAACAAAAGGCAGAAGGCTAAGCAGAAAGATATAGACAGGTCATCTGGTGGAGAAAGCAAGTCGAAGTCCCTCACCAACCGTAGAAAGTTATATGTATAGCGGTGTACTTAACCGACACTTGCTTAAGTAACATGTTGGAGGTCATTATCGGTCCCATGTTCAGTGGGAAGACGACCACTCTACTCACTCGTGCCAAAGGCAAGACACTGATCGTCAATCATGAATTTGACACCCGCTGTGAGGGGGTCAAAACCCACGATGGGGCGGAAGCAGCTGCAATGAAATGTAGCGTACTCCCTAAAGTGGCAGGCTACGACACAGTACTCGTGGACGAAGCACAGTTCTTTACGTCCCTCGAGGGCGTAGAGGACCTTGCGCCGAATGTTGTGGTGGCTGGTTTAAGTGGTGATTATCTTAGAAAACCTTTTGGAAAAATCTTGGAACTCATACCAAAAGCCGACAATGTGACCTTTTTGGCAGCTGTCTGTAGCTGTGGTGCGCCCGCGCCATTTACAAAACGGATTTCTGTAGAAGAAAATGTAATATCTGTAGAATCAACGTATCAACCCAAATGTAGAAAATGTTATTAATTTGTTTGTCTAACGGTGTATAAGTTTTGAGATTGTTTTCATAAAATGTCAGCGGTTCAGGACATCCAGTGGTCTATAGATGGGTTCCATCGCCCGTTTTCTGTAGCGTGTGGAACCTACCCCGGTGTGAATAAGTACCACTATGTATTTACTCTCCCCGCGTCCGTCCTTCGCCACAAAGCATCTAATTTTGCACATTTTCGTAGTTCTCACGAAGCAAATCGGTATAAGATCTGTTTCCATTTTTTCTTAGATTTTATCCACGCAATGGTGGGGTGTTGTGAAAAGAAAAAGCCTGTGTCTAGAGGAATGAATACACTTGGGTTTATCGAATGGTGTCCGTCTTCTTTATCGAAGACCCAATTGGACACTGCCGGGTGGAGAATACATGTTTTTATTGATCGCGATTTCAGTGAGATGACTGTTCTGAAAAACCTTGTGTTACAGTTCTCTAAAGAATGCGACAAACTACATAGGCTCAAGAAACCTATCCCAGCACACTATAGAATAAATACCCTGGCTTCGTATGCTTCTTCTATATACAGTGTGTATGCAGGTAAGGCTGGCAATGTTGAGCAGCTGTACCAGAACATTGAATCGGGGTGCAGTGTTTCACCCTCTGCTTTATTTTGTATGAAAGATCTGGAAGGGTCTATCTATACACTGGACCAATACAAGAATGCTACGAGTGAATTTATATTCCCATCATCGAATTTCATGAGATTGGATACAGAATCGATTAGCGTAAAGCAATTTTCTTCACGGAAACTGCCAGACAATGTTTTATTCACGATTGCAAAACCAGAGATTCGAATATCGCGAAACTCGGGTCTGAATGTTGAATTCCTACCACATAGGTATTACGAACATATCCAAACACTATGGGACGAAACTACACTTAGTGATTTTATCAATACCCATGGTACAAAATATAATATTTTCGAAGAGGGTAGCACACGGAGTGTTTTTGACATTGGTGAGGTTACATACTCTAAAATGAAATCGCCGTGTGTTTGGATGGAAACGAGAGGTATGGACGAAATGATGGGACCTGCGAGTACAGCATATGAAAAAATGATTGCCAACCAACATGATTTAGATTCTATGGACCACATTGCCCTACTCGCGATGGAAAGAGAAGACAAGCATCAATATATAGAAGAAGAATTCCTTGCCCATGTTTACAACGACGACGATTGTTTCGCATCTGCTCCATTGAAAGCTGTTATTCGCTGGTTTCATAAGGAATACGACCACAGCCTTATTAAACCATACCCATTGGTCCACGAAGGCATGTCTGTATTCGGACACAGGGCATGCATCCTTATGAATATGTACCACCATCTTTATCAAGTATCGTCTGCACACCGTCCGTGTTATTGGTTACATGTTGCTAGGTGCGATGCATTCAGACATCAACACAACCTGCACCTGAACTGTGCGTTCACTGGTGACGCTGCGACGTCTAAATCGTATTTACTCGCATTGATGGAACGAAATTCCATAAACAAAACAGTATCTAACCGTACATACGATACAGACAAAGCCGATGCTATCGACTCGGACAAAGACCATGTTGTAAGTTGTTTTGACGAAGCTCCGCCTGGTTTCTTTAAGGATCCTAAAAAAAGGGGTCCCCTTGAAGCATTGAAGATGCGCTTGACTATAATGAAAACTGTTCATAGGAGATTGTTTTCTAATGATGAAACTGGCATACGCGAACAGATTGAATCTACATCCTCAAACATTGGATGTTTGATGGGTGCTACGAACGAAGCTAGGTCAAACTTTGATAAACCTTTGCAGACGAGGTTTCACTTCTTCGAAGCTGAAAAGTCTTTGAATACAAACCATAGCGTGTCAAATTGTCAACATGCAGCCGAAACAATGGGTGACGTGCAGAAAAAGTTTCTGGATAGTGCTATCATGTTTCATAAATTTGAACAAGGGTATGTTGCATTGGTTTGGCAGTATGTTAGGCTCGGTAGGTTGAAAGAACCGAATACGCTTGCAGTGGGTATAGTCACTAGACGATTCTTTGACATTTTGAAGAGGGATTACGACATAACTGTTGGTTCTCGAACAATTGAACGGATCAAGCGGTTATCACAGAACCTTGCCATCATCCGTGCAAAACAAATTCTGTACCACACAGTCAGTGGGAAGTATGTTAACGTACCATTCCACCCTTCTCAGCTACCTTCAGCGGGGGAGTATATGGTTTGCACCGAAGAGATTGTATTGCATGCAATTGGGTTGGAATTCGATACAATAGTTAGTAGGAATAAACGTAGGATACTGCAAAAAATATGGAATATGCACGAGAAAAACGAAACATACAAAACCGATGATAAGGGTGATGATGATGTAAATTACATCTGCATTGAAGGAAATGTGAACAGTTTTTCAAAACGCCTTATGAATGCAATGTTGGAAGATAATGTCCACGTTAGCGTATGTAATATAAAAACAGTCTTTGATGAAATTAAAGATCAAACACTGTCTTGTGAAGAATATTCACACGGTTCGGACACCTTCGGGGATGGCATGCCAGGGTATTCCACAGATTCGGGTTCCAATGCACCCGTGTTTAAAAGGTGGGCTGCTATGGAAGAAGCTGGTGGTCACATCTATCTCCACATTGAATTGTTTAAGGATTTGAGAACTTCCAATCAGGAACAAAATATTTATAAACTGACTGCTAGAAAAATGATGCATGCATATACAGAGAAGAAAAAAATTGTTCTCGGTATGGATGTATTTGATAGGAAAGAACCTGACGTTTGGGATACAATAGAGTTTTCTCCCAATCCAGGTACTATCATTCATATGTCTAGTGGTATTGGTGAAGTGGATGACCCATACAATGTAATTGGTGACACTAACGATTTAAGCGAAGACTTACTCACAGATTTGGACGAGTATGTTATCAGAGAACACTCAAAGGAAATTGGATACGATATTGAGTTATATAAACCCCTAGACGAGGACTGGTCAAATAGAATAATACCCTACCCTTATAGAGGAAATAAACGAAAACGTTAAATTGTAAATACATTTTTTTTAAACATTAGATATCCTAATAAACCTCTATTAAAACAAACAATGTTTTTTAGCAGTGTTATCATGGTCTCCGGTGCGTCGTTTTCATCATACACATTTTCAAGCGATAGGTCAGCTACAGCCCACGGTACGTGCGCATAACATATGGGGTCAACATCAACGACCTTGTTTGCATTGAGTACATTCGAATAGTATGTTACCAGACCTGCCCTTATTAGAGCCTCTCTTCTTAGCATTATCAAAACATCACGCTTCGCTTATACCTTCCCTCTGCACATTGGACATGTATCATGGTTTTTTAGCCATGGTGAAATACAAAATTTGTGAAATTTGTGGGGATGCTTGTCATTACATGGTAGTAACATAAAGTGTTCTCCATGCTGGAATGTTTCCTGACAAATTGAACACTCACCAATGTCACCTTCTACAGGAAAACACGGGTACTGAGTAGTATGTGGTAAAACACTAATATATTTCAAATGATCTATTTGGCGTATATCCCGTCTTAGGCGCTGAAGATATTCCTGTTCAACCTGGCGCTGCACTCTCTGCATAACCTCCTGCATTTGAATGTCCAATGTCTCCTTAAATACGATTGTATGCCCATCTTAAAGGCATATGAATTGGAGCAGTTAAATAATAAATACCATATCCAAAAGTCTTTGCTCCTTTCGATGTCGTCTGCATGCACACGACGATGGAGCCCAAAACAAAGAGTGAGATAAGGAAAGCAACGATTGCCATGTAAGGATGTGCTTCGACTTCGCTGAGAACTTCCGCAGTTGTTATATTTTTGTCGAACACTTGTTCCATTTTAGATAACGGTGTATTAAATAAATAAGCTGTCTTTAAACAATGTATTGCGTTAAATGTAATAAAAAAAATACAACGACAAAATGTTCATGTGGATCGTATGCCATGTATGTTAAAACTAGATTAATTCGCCCTGTGAAAGCTAGATAAAAAAAGTTCACTATATTATGGTTACACATTCATCAAATGTGGTCACACGGCTTGGTACATAATATAATACACAAAGCAGATGCTCACACATTCCTTATGCAAAAGAGATGTACCAATGTAAATCGTACTAAAGAATGGATAAATGGGTACGAGTTTGGTTTATTCATGTCTACAAACGTTGCAACCATAATGGCAGAGACGCTCCACATACATGGGATGACCATGGACGACACTGTTTCGCCCCACATACACCAATTGGCACTTATTAGGGGCTATGTGGAAAATGTAAGATGTATGCAGCGTATTGTTTGGAATGTAGATGTTTTGAGAGGGCTTATTATGCGCCCAGATGCTTATTCGCTTTTACTAAAACCATATGGAACAAATGGGTACGAATATGCACTCATGCATGACTTGCATCTATGTGAGGAAATATCAAAGATGTTGAAACATTACGAAATGCCAGTGCATTCGGTTATTAGATATTGCGTGTTCAAGCAGTCTCCCAAAAGTAATATTAAAGCGATACTATCTTCTTAAATGGAATCTATTATAGTGCCTATATGTATTTTTACAATAACGTTTTTTGTTGTATGCATTGTTTATGATCTTTTGCTCCGTACTCGCATGAGCAAAAGAATGCGTGAAACATGGGATTTTATTAATAACATGAGGGATTTTGTACAGCCAGTCGAAGCGGAACTTCCGGAAAGAATACCTTTTTAAGTTCGGTATTGGGTCATAATATCAAACGATTCCCATTTCTTACCGATGCGTTTGTTTACTATGTTATGTGTTAACCATGACCAGACCTTTGCATCTTTGTCTGTGTTAACATCTTCTAGTTGAAAGGGGTGGACCTTTAGTAAATCGTTAAAGTGATCTCTACATTCTTCGCATGGGAACGATTTCGAATACTCATCAACGATATCTTTTAATTCTTCAGCCCCTGCACTGTGCATACAGGTCCAATCTGTCCGCAGTGCACTTACCATGGGTAATAAAATCAACCACCAGAACATTTATGATCACAGAGTGTATTTATATACGCTCGAGGTTAGAAATGCGATGTAAACATTGTGGTACAGGACTACAGTATTATGCAACGGCAGATCATTCACATAGGAAGTCGTGTCTATTTTCCGACTCCGGATACCATTATTTCGTCACGGATATATACTATTTTATTTACACGGTGTATCACAGCTGCCGAGGTGTTGCAAAACATGCTGCGGGCTATCCAATGCAAACACCCCTCCGACAGCGAGTACAAGATTCTGAAATTGATCGACACCACGAGTGTGCCGAGTAAGCACTATGCAGTTGCTGTGGATATCTACGACAAGAGGACAACAAAGCTATTCATGACTTTCTTGAATGTACTCGCTGGACAAGATTTAGTGACGTTGATCGCATTTGGTCTTCATTCAGCGACGTACGCATTCAAAATACAAGACTACATAGACAATGAAAAAATCCGCAGGGCTGTGCACAAAACACTATCGCGGTCAGAAGTTGGGTTGAATACTCTTGTGGGGGTCCGCATGCTCGAGAAGTGTACAGCAGACCTCTATATTATGATGTCAGACTTTCGCAGCGACAGAGCCCCACCAGTGGAGACGCAGCTTAGTATTACATACCTTACGTTTTCGGAATCATATAATTTACCCGGGAGTATTGTATTCGTAGATAACGGACCTCACGAAAGAATCATCCGGGATACGTTCAACATCCCTGGTCCCAAATACTTTAATATGACGCTTGATAGCACGGAGACGTTGTTGATCCCCAGTCCTCCAAACGGTGGCTCGTGTACAATAGATATACCACCGGGTGAAATCATAGGGTTGACAGTCAGTTATATGCTATTTGACGGTACAGAGAAACATGTGGACTGCGAACTCATGGAAGATGAGATGATCCCATACAAAGGTCATTACATGAAACCATGTAGTATGTTTGAATGACGGTGTACATGCTTTGGCATGGGGTTTCTATCATGCTTGCTTACTTTAAAGATAGTAACAGGTGGACATTTGAAGATGGAAAGTACGCATGCAGATTACTGTTCCATGGTGATTTTTACGTTATATGTCCTGGTGATGTGCATAAATGGCATAATGAAGTAGAACATTTTTTTAAACAACACGCATATACGAGCGAACTCGGCATTGATTGGTGGTACGAACCGGTTGCTATTCGCCACAGGGGAATTACACGTGGTATGATATTTAAAGTAGATGAGTGGTTGTATAATAAAATATTTTAATTAGGACATATTAGGACATACGACTTCTGTTCCTATACCTTGCTCTTCACTCAATAATCTAGATATAATCGTCCAACCGAGTAGTGTTTTTGTGAACAGCGAATTAAACACGTAGAACCGCTCTATTCCCTCATTCAACGAAACCCTACAACATTTGATCTTCCTGCCGTCATACCCAGCGTCCTTTGAAGTGGTCTCATACTTTAGAAACCGACAAGTGTCTCTTCTACCAGTCCACACGCCCATCCAAGGGTCCTTTGCACACATCTGAAACAACTGTGTAAACCCAAATATGTTATACAAAATAGCCAGGGCAATAATTAAGAATCTTACAAAGTCAGGAGCAGATGGACTATCGGGATTAGCCTTTTCACTTTGTTCGACAGACCAGAAAAAGTGTTGGATCAGAATTCCACCGTATGCTGCACCCATGGTGACCCATCCCGAAAAATGAGCAATCCAGCCCAGACGTCTAAGATCTTTAGCAACACTGTCTGTGGGGTACACAGTCAATGCTTCACTAGCCACTGCACTTTCATGTGTTTTATATTCGTTGTTAAACGTAGCCCTGCCGACCAAGGCTTGTGGAGTAACCTCTCTCATTTTGACTCTTTTATGGACATCCATAGCAAGGTAGGAATCCGAGAAAAGTACTTCTGCGATCAGTCCAAACAGCATTGTTGCTGCACAGAGTGCACCGACACCTATTAAGCTATATAGTTTTAAAATATTACTGAGTATCGCAAGACACACTAGCATAATAGAAGCTGAAATACTGTACTCTATGAACCTGAGAGAATTTACACCCTTTTCCAATATATCTTTGACATAGTGTCTGTGGCAACTTTTGCCATACTTGGTGTCGAATTTATTCGCAATGTAATCTGTTATCGGTATTGCAATTTGGAACATGAAAGACAGCATGTGGAAAGAGACAATTAACCAGAATAAACTTAGTTTGTATACAACTGCAGTGGTTGTAGGGGTCACAACCAGAGGTGGGTCGTCTGGACGGGTTATTTCGTAACTGGTAGCCAGCGACATATTAGAAGAGCATGCGAGTTCCTTGGTTGTCCATTCGGCATAAGTTTGATAGACAGGATACATAGCTTCTCTCCCCTGTTGGCTTGAAAGTGCAAATGTTGCAATCACATTCACTAAATGACCCAGCGCGGCTACAATGTTTAACGGAATAAACCAACGGAAGACACCATTATGGTCCCTGCACAGCCTCATTGTGCTCATTTATTGACCTATCCTCTATATTTATATATCTTACAGTTTGTTTTGCACTTCTAACTAAACTGACATATGTATATATTCCAACCAAGACTGTTGCTATGAGTTCGAAAAGAACATAATGGTATTCCATTTGCATGTGGGATACTATATATAAACATATGCTCGAGCAAACTTTCCAAAAAAACAATACTTCCTTTGGATTTATATTTTTATATAGCATCAGAATGAACATTCCTTGGCAGAAATTACCATACAGGAAAATATCCTCTGTAGTGGCACCCACCCAAAATGTCGTAGAAAACAGGAGAAAAAAGTGACCTACAATGCCGATCATAATCACTACAGCGTCTACTTCCACGTTTTTGCTAAGTCTATATTCTGGGCACCATGTATGATTTCTTTCTTCTACATCAGTGATATCATATTCAAACGTGCATATCTCACATGAATTATGACCTGAAACATTTAACCACTGTAAAAGACATTTTCTATGTACATGTGCTGTTGTGCAATTGCATGGTTGTATTAAGTCGTCCAAACTCTCTTCGTCGAGACATATCCGGCATGTCATTTGAAAGATTTACGGTTGCTAAGTACTTTCTGGATAGAAATGGCATATAAATTTCTACCCGTCACTTCTTCACCAAAACTTAACCGCATTCGTGTAGTCCCAGTCCCTAATATATGATGCATGCTGTCATAGTATTTGTACCCCCTTTTAATATCGGGCAAGATGGCATTTAAGCCCTCTTCTAGCATTCTATGATTAAAGCGCTTAATTTCAGGTAATTCATCCACAGGCATGTCGAAAAACTTTCTAAAATCCCCACCGTTTTTTGCAGACATTTGAATGACTATCCAATGAGCTATCGTTGGGTATGTAAATCCATATAGGGTGAATTCATTGGGCTCAAGGTGACCCAGATGCTTTGGAACGAACATTTTATAAATAATATATGTGTAAATAGAGTCATGTTATCCATACATCATGCGGCTTTCTGCATAGTCCATGCGCTCACGAGTTACAGGGTGGGTCATGAGTTCTGTCACGGCTGCATCGAGATCACCTTGGTCTATAGCTTTGACGATTTTTCGAACAGCTTGCTTTTTTGTGTCGGGTGTCTTTGGAGTTTCGGTGGTCTCGGTAGTCTTGGTGGTCTCGGTAGTCTTGGTACTCATGTTTTATACAAGTTGTAGTTTCTTCTTATACACCGTAACATAAAGCGTACACTAAATCGGGGTTGGTTTTTAACCTTACCACTTTAGGGCATGGGCACACTTGCATGTAGAATCCCTCACAGTTCATCATAATGATGGCATTGGCTTCACAGCCTCTATATATAAAAAACACTACACTTTCTTCCATCACAGTCTTCTTCATTTGCTTCAAATCTTTATGCGTATCCACACTTGCCATGATATCCTGGTAGGATGCCTCTGTCTCCAGAATTCGGGTAGAGAGCGGACGCATTGTTAACCTATACATGACGTAAGTACTAGAACACATTATCTGCAATCTCCTCTATTTCCAACTGTTCCACGACCCTTGCTAGTAACTCTAACATATGATTAACATTGTTATACATATGATGCACCGCCATCTGTCGGTCCCTTAGACGTATGTCCTCGGTTGTTTTGAGCACCATGGGTGGCAAAGGTTCCACCTCCATGTCTGCTGCCAGTGGGAGAAATGGGTTTGCAATACCGTCTACAGGCTCACCCAAGAAGAGGGCTTTGGACTCGGCTTCGGTGAGCCCCTCTATCCGCGGGTAATCGCCGGTCACAATATCCCATAATGTTTCTAAGATCATTCTTTCCCTGGCTCCCATCTCACGATTCATGAGAGATGACAATATCATTATATATATATGGGGACACATACTTATAAATGGACATTGACGAGTCAAAAACGCTGCTCCAAGAAATTGTCGCTGCTAAACGTGTAGCAGATCGGAGAGGGGGTACGACTGGAAAGGGTACAAAACTCATGGAAAACCCCTATTTCCCATACGAAGACATATCTACAATGTCTAGAGGCAGATTGTCTGGCAAAATCTGGGGAAACGACGACCCTGGTAAAAATACTGTTGCAAAAAGTAAAGTAAAGCGTGCCCAGATGTATGATATTTATAATGTACAGCCGCATGTGCAAGCCATGATTGAAACAAGGTTCAAGTTTATTCACCAAGGTGCTGTTGGTGGATGTTTCTTTACGAGTATCATTAACATATTGCAGATGGGAGGGCTTGGGAACCAGGTGGATTCAGTATTACAGGATTATGGGTCTTCTCTAACAAAATTAACTAAACCTTCTCAATTTAAGAAGCTTTATTTAAATACCCTTGGACTGGCTGACGATGGATATAATACATATCTGCACCCTGTTCAAATTCTCACAGAAATCATACCAGATTTTATGGAACTGACGAACGAAGTAGGGTTTACATGGTTTCGTTATCAAGCACTCGGTAGGGCATCTCGCCGTGTTGGACCTTTTAACTCTATAATTGCAGACGGTGCTGAGACAACTGAAGCGTATAATGAAAACATTGTGGCGTACCTCCGAAGATTACTGGACGAAGGTTATGTTTTTGCCACTCCTTTCAATGGGCACTTTGTTGTCTACATTGGTTATAATGCCGATGGGTTCTTAGCACTTGGATCTTATGGTCAACATGCCGATAAAGGCGGGTTGCACCCAGTTAGAGAAACAACATTCCTTGCAGATGCTGTACGATCGTGTCTCTTCGTAAAAGTGCCACGCATGCCAGCCAGTAGTGCAAGAGCATCTTCTAGGCTGCATGGTATGCCACAGGAGGATGAACAAAGGTTTCGATTTTAACGGTGTATCCAGCTGCTATTGGACTTGTGAAGGATGGAATCTCTTAATGCTCTAGTAAGGCTTATCACAAGACGACCACTAACCGAAGCAGAGACCGATACGATGACAGAAGCCATCATTCAGGTCAGAGAACTGATGAAATTCGCCATTGACGAAAAGGAAAGACGTGAGAATGAAGCTCGAAATCAAATGATGCTTCCTCCGTGGAATCGTTAAACGGTGTATACGAGCATGTGAGCATATTTAGACAATGGACGAGTTGCTCACTATTGTTCGTTTGTGCAGACCGCGGACACGTGAAGATAGGGCTACCATCCGCGCTAGTGCAAACATCATTAGAGAGAAATTACACTTTGCCCAAAAACAAAGGGAGAGGCTTGCTGCAAAGGCATTGGTCCTTTTACACGGTGTACCTGAGACAAGGTATCAATCTAAGAAATGATCCCCTTCGGCAGGATCATCAGTGAGACCCTTAACGAAACAAGAGGGACAGGTGCAGCAGACCTCTGTAGGTTGAGCCAGGCTGTTGGCTACTGGGCACCAGAGGTCAAAGAAAGCTGGTTTTGGTATGGTCATGGTGGCATTTTGGGGTATTTGGACATACTCAACAATTACTTTAGAGACAATAGAAAAGTTCGTGATATATACACTGGGTTTCTAGAAGAGTACTATAAAGATAATACCGTACAAGTATAATGCAACACATTCCTATATATGAGTACAGAAGATTTTTTCTAGGGAGATTTCTGAAGAGGTACTTTATGTGCACTATGCGACCCTTTCGGAGGGGAAGGGTTTAGATACGGGGTTATAAACATTTTTAACATGTGTAGTATAAGTTTTGTAGTCTTTTTTTAAAGCAATGTATGGGTTCATTTACAAATTGCGTTCACCGAGTGGAAAAGAATATATTGGTCAAGCAACAGAATTTCTTCGAAGTGGGAGAAAGAATGGGATTAGAACCAGATGGTTGAAACATTGTAGTTCAGCAAGACGCCATGATAAAAAAGGCTGTCTTGTTTTGAATAATGCTATAAGAAGGTATGGATCAGAAAATTTTACAGTTATTCGTCTCATGAAATGTAATTTAGACACCATCGATTTGTTTGAAGAGCTGTATATTAAAACACACAAAACACAAGTCCCTCATGGATATAATTTACAGGCTGGTGGTACATTTACAAAACATAGTAAGGAAACTTGTAGAAAAAGAAGTGCGTCTCTAAAAACTCTTCTTAAAGACCCTAAAAAAAGAAAAATATGGTCCTTAGCGAAACTAGGTAAACCTCAACCACCAACAAAGAGAAGATGCAAAAAAGCTGTCAATCAGAACCTCCCTAAATATATTTACTACAGGGAGAGCTATGGGGACAAATACAAGGGTTATGTTGTTGAACATCCAAGCGGTAATAAAAGATTTGGAAAACAGAAATATAGTCTTGAAGAAAATTTAAGAAAAGCTAAAGAATATCTTAAACAAATTACAAAATAAAATCATACTTTTATCATTATTTTTATGTGGGCTTTTTATGGTCACCTCAGTCTCAAAACCAGGTGCAAAGTTGCTTCTTTTTGTATGTTGTAATCTGAAAGCGTCCTGCCTTGTTCTAATTGTTTTCCAGCAAATATAAGCCTCTGTTGGTCTGGAGGAATGCCCTGTTTAGTGAAAAATGAGAAAATGGTTAGTTTGAATTGATATGGGGTTAAAAAATAACAATTTAAATAGTTCTACTTACCTCTTTATCTTGGATCTTGCCCTTTACAGCTTCGATAGTATCGGTGGGTTCTACATCAAGTGTGATTGTCTTTCCAGTAAGGGTCTTTACAAAGATTTGCATTTTAACATTGCGAGACACCTAAATATAACATTACTTTTGTTTCAACTTCAAAAACTCCTCGTAAAAAGCCTGTGCTGTATCGGGGCATTCTATAAACATAATATTCTCATGATGTCTGCATGCGCTCTTTGTGAAATTGAACGATCCACTTGCCACCCAAGCCGGTTTCTTGCCGCGAAATCCCACACAAAATTTGTGATGCATGAGACATTTTTTCCTGCCTCGTCCCTTTCCTAGAAATTTTACCCTAATGTTTCTTTTCCATTTATTAGACTTGTGCTTCGTCATGATCAATTCGGTCGGGATTTTCTCTAATTCATCAAGTATCTTAGGGTGTGTCACCCAAGCCACACACGCGTAGATCCTCTCACTGCTCCGAATATTACGGACAAGTGCTCTAATGATGGCAGCAGAGTCGAAATAGACCTTCATATTTCCCTTCTTGAACATTTGATTAAATTTGAACCATATATATAGCACGCGTGTACCCTTTAAATGTCACAGAAATGTTACGGTGTAGTTCGTGTCTATAACACACTCACCCAGGGAACAGCTGTTGCAGGGTTAGAAGCCGGATCTGCTGTACTGTGTAAAGAGGCTACTGAGGCGGTTCAGGACATTTACCCCAACTCTATTATCGCTGTGACAAACCACCATGTGGTCGGGGAACAAAAGAATGTCATGCTGAACTTCCACTTTAGCCAGATCCCCTTCCCCGCCTCTGTTCTCAAAGTCTGCCCCCAGTTCGATCTTGCCTTTCTCCATATCAACACTGAGCAAAACGAATTCAAACTTGCCAACTTTGATCACCACACGCAAGATTTCCGCCCAATTGAGCTCGTTGAAGGCGGATCTATCCTTTATGACAAATCCGATGCATACACAGACATTGTCTCTGTTGGTTTCCCCCTTGGAACAGCCCATCAGACCATCACCAGAGGAAATGTCACAGCCAAAGATATGATGAATGGTAATGTTGTGCTGTATCACGATTCGCTTATCAATCCTGGCAATTCTGGCGGTGCTCTCCTGCATAAAGGCAAGCTTGTTGGCATTAACACTGCGATTAAGAACAGTGGTAATGTCGTCTCCATCGCTACTCCCTTTGAAACTGTTCGAAGTCTGTTTCCCTTTCTGAAACCTACCCTTCGTATGTCTGGTATGACTCCCGAAGCCTATCGTCAACTTTTATCTATGTATCACCTTCATGTAGATCCTACTACTCTTGTACAGCGTTTTAATGACCAGAGTAGTGTTAGTTTTTCTAAATGGTTTGATGAACATTGTTTAGATCAACCAGAGTGTCATAATTTGTTACAAAATGTTTTAGACCACTTACACACTAAAGAATATAACTTAGACATGCTCGGGAAGGAGAATCTTGTGAAATGCACAAAATGCACACGCAAATGCGATGTGAAACCGTCTGTTATTGCACCAGATCGGATTGTTTTTAATGAACATTTTTCCATTTCTACAACTGTTCCCATTATGGATAGTCTTACAGAGAAGTACGGGGCAGAAGGCGTAGTGATTACAAATGCACATGCACACGAACCAGTGGAAGATGGGCAGCTGTTGGTCGGCATTAATGGCAGAGCCTTGGACAATTATGGCAGTTTTGTAGATAATGGAGCACCCTACTTTACAGCATTTAAATTTTTCCCAGGTAAGGAGGTTAGGCTGAACATTGCATCTTTAGAAAAACGGATAGAAAGTGTAAATTATACATACGAGCAGGTGAGTGAGTTGCCTCTTATTCATGCACCCCAGATGACACCTTTTACACCCCCCGCAGTTGTGCAAATTGGCGGACTTAAGATCATGCAAATGAACGCAGCGATGGCAAAGGCGTCTTACCCTGCATATTTGAAAGCACCCCTGAACGATAAGGTTGTAGGTGTTGTTGTAGAAGTGGATTCTCTATGTCCGGAATGGAACATACAGAAAATTTCTCCTGGGCATCTTTTAACAAAAGTCAATGGGCAGGATATGCAGGGTTCTTTAGTGCAGGCTTTGGGAGACGCACGCTTTGTGACGTTCGAAAGTACACATAATAAAATAATTAAATTAATGTAGAAAAAAAACGCAAATTAGGATTTTATTTTTAATTTTTTTTTATGTTTTTTTTATTATTTTTTTTTCTTTAGAATACTTTTTTTTTTATTTTTTTTTAATTAAATTTCTGTTCAAGAGCATACCCTACAATAACAGCAATGAAGCAGTCGGACATATAATGCCAATCAGCCAACACCAATTCGAAAGCCATAGCGAACACTAAAATCCACCTATATGGGACCCTGTATAATATGAGGTACACAAAACACGTGTGTCCACTAAACATCATGTCTGCACACGCTCTGAGTTTCCACAAAGGTTCACCTACACATTCCTGTACACCACCCGGCTGGGGCTGTATAGTGAGCAGTTGGCTGGTAGCTTTAAGTATCCCCATAACAGCAATGCGTTTAAATAATATATCATAATTGGGTTTTGTCAATGCAGATAATAGCATAGATAGTATTAGCAGCGTTGGTATAGCGTATACAGCGTACTCGTGGTATAAGTAAAATAAATCGTGGTGCGCAGGGTTAAGTATAGCTCTCTGTGTGGCTACGTATGACAGCACGAAATATATAGGGGTAGTGACTATCAAATAGAATACCCCATGCATTCTACTGACACGGTGCAGTTTTATACTTATCTGCAAGCAACTGAAGTGCAAATCCTGTTGACAGTGTGGATCATGTTCTTCATTTGAGGGATCAGTTCTTTCACGTCAGTCAGGGTTGCGTTCATCTCGGGCACGAGGACAGTGACATCACCTAATGTAGAATGCACCGTGGTCATGACAGGATGAATAAGTGCAACTACTACCACCATTAAAATACAGACGACAGCCTGTAAGGATAAAATAGTTAGCAGTATAGTAATGTTCCAGGGCATCCCCCGCGGACGGGTGGGAAAAAGTGCACCGATCTCCATGATCTGGTTAATGCATCTTGATTTCATATACACCGTTATATGCGCCCCCAAAACGCGACTTCTAGCGGTTTTGAGCAATAATCTTTTACTAAAAGGTTTTTTTTAAAAAGGGAAATAAAAATATTTTTTTAGGATTAGGAAGATAGCTCTCAGATCTGCTAGAAGTCGCGTTTTGGGGGCGCATATAACGGTGTATATGATTCTTGAGCATTGTACAGAAAATGATTTCAGGTGCTTGTGTATTCATTCACAGTCATCGGCTCAAGGACGGTACCTTGAAGTACGGACTGCTGCTGTACCCTGGAGATCGTGGTAAGTTTAAGACAGAGGAATCGAAGCAAAGGTATGCAGACCTTTTTACGGGTGCCGCTCCTTTCCTTCCGTACGCAGAGGTGGGTAATAGGTATGCCAACACTCAGTTTACAGACACGGAAAAGCAAGCTGCAATTCTGAAACATATGAAAAGTAAGGGGTGGGAACCCAAGGAAGCGAACGAAGCATTTTGGGCAGCAGATAGGGCAGCTCAGGATAGCCTTGTGTTTCCACTCGGTGCAGTCCGCGAGCGGATTGAGGAGGGTGAAACTCCTCTCCAGTGTGCAGTGCGGGGGGTGTGGGAAGAAACGGGTATGAAGGTGGACCCACAAGAGCTGAAGTACAAGGGACGAGTGCGCAATACAGAAGTGTACGAGTTGTGGACCAGTTATGAACGAGCTGCATGGGAGTGGATGGGTCACCAGGCTGAGAGACTTACCTTGACTGATTGGGGGAAATGTCCTCACTCAGGTGTACTTGATTTCCTCGGTGTATCTCGCAAAGTGAAGAACTCTTACTGTGAGACATTTGGAGGTCCTAAACTGGTAACTGACCTTGCAGATCATCTAGTAGAAAAGCCTACGAGTTCAACATTTGCGGAACTGGGGATTACGTATAAATAGCTGATGTCTGCCGCTAAAATGAGCCGTTCACGTGCAGAAGTCTTGCGCATGTTTAGTGATTTTCTGGAAACATTTGACGAATTTGTGGAAGACGATGGCGTGTTTTGGACGCTTCCTGACGGGCGTGAAATTCCTTCCGAAAGAATAGATGACTTTAGACGCTATAGCGAGTGCGTGGAGGCGTTTCGGAGCTTACGTTTGGCTGATGGCGAGAGTTTTATAGACATGGTTAATCAGAATACTACAAGTACGGAAAGCAATATCGATTTCCTGCAGGGTGCTCGTATGTTTATAGATAAATTAGAGGTCCGGCGTGCCGAACCCGCCAGGCTCACACGACAAGCGGCTGCAGACCCATCCTGGGAGTTGGGGCAGATGAATATCGGGGGGGAAAGCAAAGATGCTCTCACTTTCGCGCCTTTTGACCCTCGCGAAGATATAGCTAATTTGAGAGTATTGGCTAGTGATTTTCGCAGTTGTATGGAGGAGGAAATTTCAGTGGACGAGGTACGAGAGAAGCTGCGTGGACTGCCCGGACATAGTGAATTAAAAGATAAAATTTCTGAATTATTTTTGGCTCACGAGAATGTTGTTTTACCACAAAGAGTGGCATGCAGCTTTGCAGTAGGGGAGCTTCGGCGCGAGATAAGGGCAATTCTCGACCGAATCGAGCCGGTCCCCATCGCCGAGGTAGAGGAGTATGACTCAGACTCAGACCCTGAACTGAGTGCAGCGTATGGGGAAATTGATTCGGACACGCTTGCCTACATGACTACGGACGAGGACGAGGAAGACGACCGACCCCCGATTGCCCGTCGGTTATTCCCCCCGGAAGACCCACCAAGCTCTGACTCCGAGTTGTCCAATGCGCCCTTCGATACTCGTTTACGTTTTTAATACGGTGTATTTAACTTACAGTAAGAATATAAAGATGCTTTCTATTTCACAAGTTGCCTTTGAGAGGTGGCGCCCCTATTCTATTTTGAAATCTAGTGTGATTGCTGTAGAGAAAGAGTCTGATTTATCGTCCCCCCTTCTTGGTGTGGTGTTTGGGGGTAAATGTCCAACATGTTACCAAACAAAGCACAGTTGTCCCGGTCATTTCGGCTCAATTCGCCTGACCGAGCCGGTCTATCATATTTCCTGGATCCCCCATCTGCTCCGTATGCTAAAGAAACACAAAGGAAAGTTTTCTTGGGATAAACAGAAAGCTACGATCACAAAGGATGGGGAAGCATTCCCGGCTAGCGAAATGTTCGACATTATGGACGATCCTCCTGTTATTGCAGTGTTGCCCGTACCTCCTCCCCACGTGCGACCGCCTTTGTTTGTGAACGGTGAGTTGAGGGGGGAGAATGATCTTACATACCGACTGCAGAATATTATTCGAAAGAACAAGGCTCTGTCCGAGTTGAAGCGATGTAAGCGCCCTACTGAGATTACCCAGCAGGGACGTGAAGCGCTGCAAAACGCAGTGACCGGTTATATTAATCACGAAAAGTTAGGTCCTTCGAGAAGAGCCCGAAACAAGAGAGAGTATGCCTCGTTGGAGTCTCGTATTAAGAAAAAGAATGGACGCATCCGCAGTAATCTCATGGGGAAGCGTTCTAATTTCACCGCTCGGTGTGTGATTACGGGTGACGATGGTCTTAAGCTGTCAGAGATCGGTGTACCCAAGAGTGTTGCCCGCACTTTAACAATTCCGGTTAAGGTCACTGCCTATAATAAATTCAACCTGCAGGAACTCGTAGACAACGGGGATACTCTGTATGTCACTGCCAAAGATGGTTCTCGAAGTTCTAAGCGTACTATTCTGGAAGAGGGGTGTCTTGTAGAGCGTTATTTGCAGGATGGTGACATTGTACTGTTTAATCGTCAGCCTTCTTTGCACAAGTATTCGCTTATGGGACACACTGTCCGCATCCTGCCTTATTCAACATTTCGTATGAACGTGGCATGTACTTCGCCCTACAATGCCGACTTTGACGGAGATGAAATGAACCTGCACGTGCCTCAGACAATTATGGCTCAATGTGAGGCACGTGAAATTATGGGTGTGAAGCATAATATCATCTCTGCCCAGGCTAACTCCCCGGTAATTGGTTTGATCCAGGATGCCCTTTTGGGCACGTATTTACTGAGCGGTGCCACTCTTCGCCCCGACCAGGCTATGCAGATCGCTATGCAGCCCACGGGTTGCACCGGCAGAGAAATTATAAGTACAATTTTGCCAGATATTAACTATGAGCGTGGTGGTGTGAAAATCATCCGCGGTGTTTTTTTGGAGGGACGTTTGACAAAGAAAGACGTTGGTAAGTCCAATGGTTCGATTAATCATATAATTTACAATGACATTGGACCAGACGCGTGTGTTGAGTTCATGTTCAACATGCAGAGGCTCGCACATCGGTATCTCCAAATTCGTGGCTTTACTATCGGTATAGGTGACCTCGTGCGGTCAAAGGCAGCTTCGGTGAAGTGTGAAGCAGAAAGGAGGGCTGCGTTTGAAGAGGCTAAAACACTGGAAGACCCCAATGCCCGTTTGAACGCCTGCCGGGCTGTTATGGGCAAGGCAGTGATAGAAGGTATGGACGAAACAAATAATTTTTACGCAATGGTGCATTCTGGTTCAAAGGGGTCCCTTATTAATCTTACTCAAGTGCAGGCTTGTTTGGGACAGATGAACGTGCAGGGTGGACGCATGCCCCTCCAGTGGAGAGAAAGGACGTCTACTCAGTTCTCTAGGGGTGAAAGTGGTCCCCTGAGCAGGGGGTTCGTATCTCATTCCTTTTTGGAGGGTTTATCTCCGTTTGAAATGTTCGCTCACAGCATGAGCGGCAGGGAGGGGCTGATAGACACTGCAATTAAAACAGCACAGACAGGTTACACCGAACGGAAGCTTATGAAGTGTTTGGAAAACATAACAACAAACTTGGATGGCACAGTTAGGGATGGTGAAAGAATTATTCAGTTTTTATATGGGGACGATGGTTTTGATGGAGCGAAGATAGAAACCCAACATTCCAAACCCCTGTCTGGGGCTCGCCCGCAGGATCTAAAAGCTCTTACGGAGTCTAGTTATCATTTCCCGGTGCCAATTCATAGAATTGTTAGACGGATGGAGCTGTACGGTGGTGTGTTACCGGGCTGTGGACCGCCTGTAGCCGGTATAGATAATATACTTCTCAGTGCGTTTATAAATGCCCATACGCCTAATATGACAGCAGTCACTCGGGCAAGATACGAGAATGAGATTTCCAATTACCTAGACCGTTCTAAGATTTGTCCTGGTGAGTGTGTGGGTGCCCTCGCAGCCCAAAGTATAGGAGAGCGCACGACCCAGTGTACGCTCAACAGTGTGGATTATAATGAGTGGTTGGTTATTCGGGGATACCCCAAGGACGCTTGCATCGGTAAGGTTATTGATACTATAATGGAACGTGACGGGTACGACCTTCAAAACCATTCGCATGTGACAGAGGTTAGCGGTATGGAGGCTTTTACGATAAGCTACGCGGGTGAAACTTCGTGGAAGAAGATTACGCACGTGACAAGACACCCCCCCCGGTACCACAAGGGGTCAAACATGCTCGTGCGTGTGGAATTATCGTCAGGACGTGTGTTGATTGCTTCTAGAGCTAAGTCTTTCCTCGTGCATCGCGGAGGACGGTTAATGGCTATTGACGGTGCAGATGTGGTATTGGGGGACATGATGCCGGTACTTGCCTGTACGGGGGGAACCGGTGGGTTTGTTGGTATTGGTGGTTTCCTCGGTGCCTTTTACGCGTGCGGTAAGGTCTCTGAGGGTGCTATTTTATTCCCCTCGGCTGCTTTATCTTACTTTGAGAAGCACATGCGCCCTTTTCAACCGACAATCGTGCGGGAGGACGATAAGTTTAAAATCTTATGTGGACGTCTGTACTACATGGTAGCTACTGTGGGTAAATTTCCCAATGTGGTCTTATCGTTTAGTCCGGAATGCCGTCTCCAGTTCTGCAAGGCTTATATTGAGCTAAAGGGTGCACATGAAGACGGGTACATTTGTGTGCGCTGTGGTGTTTATATGCGCGATGGTGTTACGTTTATGCTGTTGGGACTGGGTATCCACGCTAGGTTGTCCCATTTGGGCTTCATGCTCGACCCTGAGTCCGTGCAGGCTTTGTCTCGCCCGGCTGTAGAGGTACCTGGTTTTTATTTGGAGCAGGTTGTTGCTGTGAATTCGGTTGCTTCGACACACAAGTATGTGTACGACTTGACAGTGACCGAGACAAAGAATATGTGTGCATTGAATGGTATAGGGTGTAGGGACACGTTTCATTTTGCGGGTATCGGTAGTAAGAACGTAACGCTTGGTATACCACGACTGCGTGAAATTCTCGAGGTTTCAAAAAAGCCAAAAACACCTTTGACGACGATTAGAGATGAGACAGCGCTGCAACTAAAGTACGATGTGATTGCAGACATTACACTTGTGCCTGTCCCTTCGGATACAATTGATAATTATTGGGTGTTCCCTGATGGGGATATGACAAGGGAAGAAGTATATGACAAATGGGGCACCCCTACTAGGCTTGTACTGGAGTCTGACGCCTCTATCGTGTCCATGTTCGAATATGCCGCTTACCAACAGCATGGGGATCGGCTTGTGTTGGACGTGTTCGGTGCTATTCCAGAGTCTAGAGGTGTTCCTGGAGCAGAATGGTGCAAGGTATATAATGGAAGAGTGGAGACAACCTTGCAAGACCTTTCAAAGCTTATGGAAATCTGTTCATCCGAAACATTGTATACGAATGACATTTACAAGATGTATCAGACATATGGAATCGAATGTGCACGTACGTGTCTTCTTGTTGAGCTCCGTAAGATTTTGAATCATTATGGCATTTATGTGAACAGCCGGCATCTTCTCATTCTAATCGATGCGATGACGCAGCAGGGTGTTCTTACTCCGCTGACAAGACATGGTTTAAAGAGGAGCAAATCATCTGCGCTGAAAAGATGTACTTTCGAGGAGGTTGTCACAGTTCTTCACGAAGCTGCCTTGAACGAAGAAGTGGACCCTGTTGATGGTGTGAGTCCGTGTATTCTCGCAGGGAAAGTGGCAAATTTAGGCAGTAACACTGTTACAGTACTTAAAGATCACGTGATGGAAAAAAAATGGAAGATAGACCCTCCCAAAGAACCGGAAGGTGTGGATATGTGGATGCCGGTGCCTCTGGACTTTGGTCCATCGAGTCCGACCTATGACCCAATGGAAATCGACACTGGTCCCGCGAGCCCAACATATTTACCTTAGATACATTTAATTAATGAACGTGCTAAATCCATTGTATTTACCTCCCGAGTGTTGTATCTGTCTCGATCCTATCTGGTCCCACGCAACATGGTGCCTCCACTGCAAACAACCCATTCATACCGCCTGTCTCACACAGTGGAGAAAACGCACTTGTCCCCTCTGCAGGCAGCAGAGACCGCCGAAAAGGCACATACAGCGGCGACATGCCTTTATACGTGGCTTCAGACTGTGCTAGAAAGCAGTGGGAGGCAAAGTAAACAAAATATACGGTGTACTTACAGCGAGATAAGCTTTATAGAACACAAATGATGCAGCAACAACAAGCTACTCAACCTTCCACGTACAATGAGATCCTTGAGACCGAATACGAATGCAAGCTGGTAGAGGGAAAGCGCGGAGACGAGGTCACCTTCACTCCTAAGATTCTATCCAAGGGTTCCGATTACAATGTGTATTTCCGCAGTGCCCCGGTGTCTGTACTGTACTCCCAGTTGGGTCAGGACGGGGATGCTTGTGGTGATCACACCAAGTTCAACAAGCCTTTGGACCAAGCTTGTGTTACTTTGACACTTGTGAAGGGGTGTGCCTTTTCTAAGGTGACCCAGACAATGCCAACTCTTCTTGCTAACCAGAATAAAACATTTGAGATCTTGCAGCAGCAGCATATTGAGCTTGTGACTGAAGCCTTTAATAACGAAAAGGTAAGATGCAGTGGTAAAGACAAAGCGCGTAAGAAAGCTGCGAGCAGGCTTAAGAAAGATAAGAAGAAACCTTCTAAGGAAGAGATCGAAACACTTGCTCTGCAGATGTATATCGATGATTCTCACGACAGTGGTATGAAAGAGATGACTTGGACGAACAATGGTGAGGAGATGACGGATACGGTACTCAAGATCAAGCGCAAGATCCGTGGTGTGCGCTATATCAAGCCAGAGGGTGGTACTCAGAAGGAGCGTACTCTTGTGGAGACGACACCCGTGTTCCATCGTGGGACAATTACTGGAGAGTATTACGAGAAGAAGTATGGTGATTATGTTCCTCGCAATACTTTGCTCATCCCTCGTGTTCGCAGAAACTTTTATTCTACGCCTTTGACGTATGGATCAAATCTTACATTTGATAAAGACATTGTGGTGTTGTGTGAACCCAAGAAACGCAAGTCAGGTGCAGTATCCAAGCCAGTAATCTTTTTTGAGGATGACGATGCTGATGTTGATGGTGCTTCCAGTGCTTCCAAGAGACAGCGTACAGAGTAGGTGCGGTGAGAGTTTAGTTTATTAGTATATATTTTAGTCTTAGTAATCAAATGTATGACTTTATAGCATTCATTTATGGAATTTTATCTATGTTTACGATTGCTTTTTTTGTGAGTCAGGGTTTGAATTACCACAAATATTGGATTGATCGTTCGAAAGAATACGGGCAGGCGATCACTTTTATGGCATCTGAAAACTGCCAAAACCCCCTGTTGCGTTCCAAGTTGGGTCGGTTTAACAAGTGTGAAGATGCGGAAGAAATCCTGGGCAGATATCCTGTTATTACGGCACTGCACGACGTTGCAACGGATTTAAACATTTGCGGACATGGGAGATGTAGTATATTTTACTATGATATTACGGCTAATCTTCACAAAATATTCGTGGGACTTGGGTTGTTGGCAATTTTGGGGCTGTGGATTTTTAAAAAGTCATGTTCCGACAAGAGAAAAATGCAGGAGATAGAGTACTACTCGTTACCCACTAAAAAAAATATATAAATAGAGGGCTCATGTTCTGAAATGAACATCCAAGGAAACACTCTGGTCAGGGGTGTGAACCAACCTCATGTTGTGATTCCTGAGGGGGTCGAGATTATTGGACCAGATGCATTCTCCCAGTATGATCTCACTAGTATAATATTCCCATCTACTCTGACCAGCATCGGAGAGGGTGCATTCAGAAATACTGGTCTCACATCAGTGGATTTGTCTGCGACACGCCTGACCATAATCCAACAGTTTACATTCGCTGGATCCGGGCTCACCAGTGTAAAATTCCCGTCTACCCTGACCCACATCCGAGTTGCTGCATTCTCTCAGTGCACCAGGCTCACCAGTGTGACATTCTCAGAGGGTCTGACTAGCATCGGGGAGTATGCATTCTATCAGTGCTATCCTCTCACTAGTATAATATTCCCATCTACTCTGACCGGCATTGGAGCATCTGCATTTTCCGATTGCAGGCTCACCAGTGTGACATTCCCAGAGGGTCTGACTAGCATCGGGGAGCATGCATTCTACCAGTGCTATGATCTCACTAGTATAATATTCCCATCTACTCTGAATGGCATTGGAGCATCTGCATTTTCCCAGTGCATCAAACTCACCAGTGTAGTATTCCCATCTACCCGGACAAGCATCGGAGATAAGGCATTTTTCAAGTGCACCGGACTCGTCAGTGTAGATTTCTCATCTACCCTGACAAGCATCGGAAACAGTGCATTCTATGGTTGCAAAAGGCTCATTGTCATTGTCCCCCCCTGTCGGGTGGCACTAAATGCTTTTACAGACTGTTCTCTCGTGATGAACGCTTCTGGTAGTTATAATCCTGGCTCTATTGTCGTAGACCCGAAAATTATAGGTTTGAGACAACGACTTCTGGCGTTATGGTCACAGAATGTTCGAAGACAAGGGCTTTTGAGACAGGTGCACAGAGGCTACAGGGTTGCTCTCTATGAGGTTTCGGAGGGTTATGACACGGTACAGTCGAATAGGGAACGCGCAGAAGTGTTGCAACTTTGGAGGGAGATAAAACAGGTACTTGGTCCAAACATGCGTTTTGTTGGCATTTTATTTCGCAGAATCATAGCAGGAGGCAGAAGGTTTATGACAATGAAATCATATTTGAACCAACCAGAGGAAGCCAAAGTGTTTAAAAGGGTGTTGGAAGATCTGGGCATTGCAGAACCAAGAAGGTTTCGCAACTGGCAGGGTACATTAGAGTCACAGCTTAGATTTTAAAACATAATCCTTCGTTTTTTTGAATTAATTCTGTAAGAGGAGCTACTTGTCGTGAGATCTTCTGTGTCCCTGTACTTTAGAATAAATGGTTCGTAGACGCACAGGAATGCGTTTTTAATCTCTGTGATGTCCTTTGCCCCTGTAATGACCACCTTGCCCGATCTGAAGAGAAGAAAGACTACTTTGGGATTTTCAACCCTAAGAACAGCACCAGGGAAGAGTGTCGGTTCGTAAGACACGTACGGACCGTGGTCGGAAGCGAGTTGGTGCAGTTTGAGTGGGAATGGAACACCCGCGGATGCCACAATGTTTTGTATGTGAAAGTCTTTAAAACATACTTTAATGCCAGCGTTTTGTAATAGTCTTGTATATTTCCTGCAGGACAGCAGCGATTCGTGAATGTTTTTGGACCCGGTGCAGACCATGTTGCCAGAGCTAAACGTGAGGGCGGTGGTTTTCGGGTCTCGTATGCGTATAGTCATGGCTGCGAACTTAGGGGGGTTAAAATCACAGAAGACGAGTCTCTGCGAGATATCTCTCAGGTTGAGATTGGTCAGTCCGAGCGAAAAAGTAGCCACACAATTTTGTATATGAATGGTCGGTGCATCTTGTTCTGTCGGTTTCAATTGCGATATGTCGTACTTGCTCTTTCCCATCGTAATAGTACTTATTTCTTGTAATACACCATAATGATAAAATACGTTTTGTTTTTTGTTGCATTTCGCTTTTTAGTTCAGTCTGTAAGCAATACGTACAACGAGGGGGCAGCGCGTTGTAAAGAACTACTCTCCTTTGCCCAGGAGACAGATGTTGACTCTGCAAGGAATATCTACTGTTTCGAGGCTGTGCAGGAGGACCAGCGGTTGACACTGGACACGCTGCGGGGGTATAAGCTCGGATTTCTAGCAACGAACGCTACTTACGCGTACGACAGCGAAGTTTTGAAATACGCCTGTGCACTGCCCTGGTACGTACTGGAGATGTTGGAGTGGACAGCTGGTGTGACTCCGCTGTCTGTAGTGTGGTTGGTATTCCGCTTGCTAACTTGGTTGTGGGACAAGCGCCCAAAGCCCAAAATCAGCCCTATGGCGCCCGCGTCTCCGCCGTCCCCTCCGTCTCCGGATCGCCCCCCGATGGATCGTCCGCCTCGACCCCGTAAGCCCCAGCAAGGTATTCGAAAGCGAAAGGAAGAGAAAAGTTTGATGGCAAATCTTAATAAATTAGCAAGTTTATCCCCGAAACTTCGCAATCGTATTATGGGGGCAGATGTATAAGCATTGCGTCCGTAGTCTGAATGGACTGTATCGAGGTCCTCGCTGCCCATTGCACGCTTAGCAGCGAGGAGATAACTGAACGGATCCGCAGCTACACTTGCACGCATGTGTTTGAAATGGATGGGTACGACTATGTATGCGTGCAGTGTGGTCTTTTAAGTACACCGTTATATGCGCCCCCAAAACGTTACTTCTAGCGGTTTTGAGCACTAATCTTTTACTAAAAGGTTTTTTTTAAAAAAGGGAAATAAAAATATTTTTTTAGGATTAAGAAGATAGGTCTCAGATCTGCTAGAAGTAGCGTTTTGGGGGCGCATATAACGGTGTATATCTCGGTTTCTTGTTTTTGTAGTCATGGAATCTCATGCTAAGGAAATCCCCTTGAGCCGTCAGATGTGTGCGTCTTACGATGCTTATATTGCATCTTTACCATTTATTTTAAACCGCCATAAGGTGGATATTACTAGGTATGTGTTTGACGGTGAAAAGCATTTCCGGATGGATTTTGTGGGTGCTCAGCTGGAGCGTCCCAAATTTTTAGAAGCGGATGGCACATCACACGAGGTTGGTCATCTAGAATGTTTGCAACGGAACCTTAGTTACAGTTTACCGCTCTATACGAACGTGCATGTGACTTTGAATGGCAAAAAGGAAATATTTGAGTCTGTGTATCTGGGAAAGATCCCTCTGATGGTGGGGTCTAAACATGATCCTCATGAGCCCATGTGTCCACACGACCCTAAGGGATATTTTATTGTGAAGGGTAGTGAAAAATCAATAGTGTTCCAGAAAGCACATATTCACAATTGTCCGTTAACGCTGCATCGTTTTTCGAATGGAGTTGATTCGTTCGCAGTGTGCTGCAAATCAGAAGGAGAGGGTGTTGCCGTGACGACTATAAAGTGGAATGGACGTGCGATGGTGAGTTTTCCTAAAATGAAGAAAGAGATTACAATTGGCACCTTGTTGAGTTTACTTCCAAAACCCGCGTTTGTGACTTTGACAGAGGAAGAGAACTGTTTTTATAAGGACAGTCTTGAAGATAAAACAGAAATTTCAATACAGGATACATACTTGTTAGGAGAAGAAGAAGATGACCGGATGCAAAAAGTTATGTCATATTGCATTCCTCATACGAAATATAAGGCTGATTATATTCTCCTTATGCTAAAACAATTGTATCGTGATATCCGTGCAAAAAAATGGTCAGATAAGGATAGTCTTATGTTTCAGCGCATTGAGATGGTACACGACTTATTAAGCGGCTTGACGCATCATTTGTTGAACAAGATGACACATACAATGTATCAGTTCTTGCATAAGAAGATGACTGGGAACATTCAAAAGCGTACGATATTGAGATTGTTATCACGGACGACAACGATAACAGACGGTCTACAGTTCGCGTTGGGTACGGGTAACTGGAACACGCCCTCTTTCGACGGACGTCAGAGAGTTGGGGTTGCTCAATTGTTACAGAGAGGCACGGTCTACACTGCTATTAGTCAGCTCAGGAGAGTGTCGTCATCGATCAAGCCAGAACAAAAGTTGAGCAAACCTCGTTTTCTTCATGGTACACATAGGGGTAGATTGTGTTACCTGGAAACACCCGAGGGTGCTAGCGTGGGTTTGGAGTCCCAATTAAGTTTGGGTGCGTACGTGTCTATCAAAACCCCTTCGGATGCAATTTACGAATTAATATGTGCCATTACTGGGGATCTACTGGTTTTAATTAATGGTGGAATAGTGGGCTATGGTAGCGAGAAAGTAGCTGAAGTAGTCCGGGCAGCTAGGAGGTCAGGGCAAATTTCAAAGGATGTGTCAGTAACAACGAACGATGCTACCATCTGCGTACCTAATGTTTGTATCCGAACAAACAGTGGTAGGATCTGCCGTCCGTTATATATATTGCCCAGACGAGAGTCTGAGGGAATGTCTTTCACACATATGCTATCTGAAGGTATAGTAGAGTATTTGGACGTGTACGAAGAGGACACAATGTACATAGGGTCAACGCACGAGGAGATAGACCCCAGTTTGATGTTAGGATTCTGTGTAGCAACGACCCCCTATTCTGATCGCAACCCTGCTCCTAGGAATACTTACCAGGCTGCTATGTTAAAGCAGGCTCAGAGTGTGAATTCCTTAGCTTTCTTGGATCGTTTTGACACGACAACGAATGTGTTACATTATGGTCAGAAGCCTCTTGTGACTACGGAGGTGGAGCGTGTGTACCCCCATGCCCTTCCTACTGGTGTGAATGCAATTGTGGCTATCATGCCTTTCGAATACAACCAGGAGGATTCTATTATTGTGAATAGATACAGTGTGGACCGGGGGTTTGGTAGGTGTACTCAGTTGAAAACAATTAAGGATACCCTGTGCCCTGATGAAACGTATACAGCGTTCCCCCCACTGAATCGACAAGTGGAAAAGGGAGATAAGTTACTTGAGAAAAAGAAACAAGGGTATCGCAAGGTGGGTGGCAAGAGGGTTGCTTTCGAGAAAGATGTTTTTTTGGATTCCATGCACGAGGGTGTTGTGGACAAAGTACTCGTCTATAAGGAACGCAACGGCAGCGATGCGTGCAAGGTGCGGCTCAGGAAAGCACGTGTACCTACTGTTGGAGACAAGTTTGCTTCTAGGAGCGCTCAGAAGGGTACTATCGGCATGCTTGTGCGTGGTGAGAACATGCCATTCACATTGGACGGGATCACCCCCGATATTATTTTAAACCCCCATGCGATTCCATCTCGGATGACAATGGCTCAAATTTTGGAGTGCCTCAAGAGTAAGTACGGATGTCATGTGGGGCTGCAGGACGGGTCACCTTTCAACGGTGATACGGCAGAGGGTCTGATGGACATGTTGCATAGTATGGGGTTTGCTCGTAACGGCACTCAGGTGATGCAGAGTGGTATCACTGGAGAGAGATATCAGGTGCCCATCTTTATTGGTCCTACTTTCTACCAGAGATTGAAACACAATGCTGAGGATAAGATCCATGCTCGTGGTAGGGGTAGAACATGTTTCCTGACTCGTCAACCGAACGAGGGCAGAGCAAATGGGGGTGCCTTGAGAGTAGGGGAGATGGAGAAGGACGCGTTACTTGCACATAGTGTTCCGCACGTACTCGTGGAGAGGCTTATGCATTCTTCCGACGCATATGAAATGAGTGTGTGTGCGTGTGGTTTAACTCATAGTGTGAGGGGTGGTGTGTGCAACCGCTGCGACACTGCAGCTACAACTATGACCGTCCCCTATGCGTTCAAACTACTGGTTCAGGAATTACAGGCAATGTGCATAGAGGTAAAATTAACGTGAATATAAGTACTGTGTACTGTAGTAAAATGCTTATTATATATGGAGATTCCAACACTGTAAGCACAGAGATGTGGAATGGCAAACGTGTCTGGGTAGCGGGTAAGTCTGTATCAGAGGATGTTGTTCAGACCTACATGGGGGCGTGCATCATGGTCGTAGAGCGCGTGTCTGACTTGAAACCTAACATGGAGGGCATATACGTGATAAACGAAGGGGGTGCGGATGTTTCTGAGGAAGCGGTGCTCAGGGGTGCATTCTGTATGAATTGTACAATGAAGGAAGGATTGTGGAGATTAAAACAGATGGTATAAATATTAATATGTTTGTTTTTAAATGCAGTTGATTCACTCTATTACTTTGACTGGTGTGGTACTTTTGAGTTCGGCTTCTGCTCTGTTTCATTACCGAGAGAAACCCCTTCGCGATGTAGCGATTGTATCTGGTCTCTTATGTGCGGTCTCTGCGTCCAAATTGGCTGACCCTCAGTATACGGAACAATTCAAGGCAGTTTCGAAAGGAATATGGGTATACTTAAGCACCATGTAAAAATCTGTGTAGACTATTGGGTGTGACATTTCCTGGATTACAGTGTTCTATCATGTGAAGCCTTTGTAGTGCACATACCATGAGTTGTGAACAAAAATAGGACTCGTATGCGAGACTCCTCCTCCTCCAAGGTATTATAGATAGTAGTGCGCCTGTTTTGTCATACTGTGCCCCCAGTTGATTCGAGAGCCATGTGATGGTGTTGAGCTCGCTTTCCCAGGATATGTCCACGTGCAGTAAGTCTCGTTCTGGGACCGACCAGAACGGCGAGTAACCCGTGAGTACCCTGTAGCGCACCACGTCCCCCCATATAATGTATACGGCTATATCTATGGGTCCGGGTCGGTTTCTGATACTACCTAACCCCTTGACCCTCGAGAGTACTTGTTTTCGTTGGTCTTCGGACCATCTGAATATAAATTCTGAATGACAGAACGGACCTCCTGTAGCTGCAGCTGCAAATTTATTGAATAGCGAGTTGTATACTCCTTCTGGGCGCACGAAGGACGCATACAGCATTTTATTACAGGCATGTTATATAAATAGGTGTGTGAGATAGTAAATGGAAAGAATATCTTTTTGGACTTTAAAGTATCTGCAGTTTCATAATATGACTTGGCATCCTGATTTGACAGACCGCGACTTTCATCATATTCCCAAACACCATCGCCGTAGCCTGATAGGACATTGGGAACTTCCAGAGACTCTTGACCTGAGGGATAGTGGTCTGGTGGGACCTGTTCATGACCAGGGTGACTGTAATTCTTGTTGGGCATTTGCAGCGGCTGGTAGTTTGGAGTATTGGTTGAAGAAGGATGATCCCGACGCTGAAGTGGATGTTCAGAGCATTTTAGACTGTTCTCCCGAAACATATGGGTGTCTGGGTGGTTTGATGGAGCATGCTTTCAATTACAATCATTATTTTCCAATGGGATACAGGTATAAAGGAAGGGCTGGCATGTGCCGTGATCACGAGGAAGGTGTGCGTGCTTTGTCTCATGTGGAAGTAGATATTGATGTGGAGTATGCTTTGCCGTATATGTTAAAGAAGTGGGGTCCTGTGTCTGTGGCTGTTGATTTTGCAAAGTTGAGTGGGTATAAGGGGCATGTGCTTACCTATAAAGACTGTAAAGACGACCCTCACCATGCGGTGCTTTTGGTGGGGTATACGCCTCAGTATTGGATCGTGAAGAATTCTATGGGCACAGATTGGGGAGATAATGGATATGCGTATATAAAAAGGGGTCATCATGCATGTGGTTTGAACACTTATGCATCGGTTGCCACCGGAATAATTACATCTTGAATCTCTGGAACATGCGATTGGCAAGGGCACAACTGTGATGCACTTTGAATTTCCAGTCGGTGCGCTTGTGGTCTTGTATCCAAGCTTTGAGTTCTTCGACCGATGCGATGCCTGCCCCCTTAAAGACCCGATCGCTTTTGGGTCCGACACCCTTGAGACTCGTGAGGGGTGTGGACTGAAACAGTTTGAGATGTTTGCAGATCCTTTGGAGGGCGACGGCGTCATCTTCTGCGTGGTGTTGCCTGAAGGTGCCCCCGAAGAGATGCCTGTAGACGTAGCCCAGGGAGTGTGACTGTAGTTTCATTTTGCGAATTTCGGGCAGCGAGTCTTTGAACGTGATATCAGGCTTGAGCCCTAGCCTGTCAAAGTGCCCCTGCATGATTTTTTGATCAAAGGACTTGCCGTTGTGGGCAACCCATGTGCCGGTGCCAAAGGCGAGCATGCCCTTGACGGCTTCTTCCGGGCTGAGGAAATTTTTGCGGATCTTGTCGATATACTTGGCTTGTTCTTCGAAGGGTTTGCGTCTGACTGCAGTGTTGAGCAGACCTTTGCCTGCCAGCAATTTTGTCCAGAAACGGATGGTGCGCTCGGGATGCTGTCCCAGTTCTTCGAGTCGTGATATGATGGGATAGCCTTTGACTGGATCGACCAAGCTGCTGTAGGTTTTCCTGCCCTGGACGATGCCGACTTCTAGTAATCTCTGATCTGTGCGTTTGAACCCTTTGCGAAGAAAGGTGGACTCTAGGTCGTAGAAATACATTTCTAAAATAATCCTAACATATATAAGACATGTTTTTACTTTCAAATGTACTTTGTGGGTAATGTATTATCTCCCACAGAGACACAGCCTGAGCAGGACGATCCTACGTTTGCGTTTACCCGCGAGGAGGCGAGTGTTGATTTTAGCGGGATTCCGATTTATATGGAGCACGATGAGAAAATGAAAGTGGGGTGCGTAAGGTCATGTTGGAATAATCCAGACGGGAGTAAGTGGATTGTGGGTAAAATCGACGATCCTAGCATCTACGGGTCCTTTGCAAGGAATGCGGTGCGAGAATCTTCGTCAGGTACGAGATATTACACAGGATTGAGCCTTACGCATACACACACACAGTATGCAAACGGGAAGACGGAGAAACAACCTGTGGAAGTGAGTTTGTGCGTGGATCCTCGCAGAGACGACTGTAGAATTATATTCGTGGATGAAACAAGAATCGATACGTATAAGGCATCTAATAAAACATTAAAAATGTCTAACCCCGTTGATACACCGATGCCCGACACCCCTGCCCCCGTTGCTCCTACTCCGGCTGCCCCTGCCCCCGTTGCCCCCGCGGGAGAGGAGACTTCCCCGGACCAGGAGAAGCTCATGCGTGTTATTGTGGATCAGCAGAAGGATCTCGAGGCTTTGGAAGCGAAAGCTAAGGAGTTGGAATCTCTTAAGACGGAGCTTGCCGAACAGAAAAATAAAGAATTTCGTGTAGCTTCTGCTAAGAACGAGGCTATGGCTAAGGCTCTTGTAGATTCCTGGTCTACCACACTGGACCAGGCTGATCTTACAGACGCAAGCCGTACCCAGATTATCGACCTTGCGAAGAAATTTCCCCACGAGTCCGAGGAGTTTTTCCGCATTGCTCACCATGCCTCTAAGAAGAGTATGGAGCGGGAGAAGGCAATGAAAGAGGCTATGGACGCTTCCAAGAATGCCGACCTTAAGAAGGATTTCAACGCTGTGATGAATAAGACTGTGCATGTTGCGAGTAAGAAGAAAAAGGAAGAAAAGACAGACAAGGTTCATTTTATGGATGCGCTGAACAAGTACCGTGTGACGGGTAGTGGACGTACTTTGATGGAGGAGGTGGTTGAGATTGGGAATAAAAAGCGTAGACGCATGTTTTAA